CTAAAATAGAAGAAAGTTGTAATAGAACAAATGGCTGACAGTCTTATCCTTAGTGGAGTTAAGGACGTTAAAAAGCATGTTGGTTCAGAGATGAGCCTCGCACTTACTAAGAGGGGAATCACCGAGCATTCATTAAGGGAATGGTGGACTGGTGGTAAGTCTGCTGTTTATGCAAAGTGCACAGTATTTAATGTGAAAGTTGGAAATAATATTTGCAAGCTTGCGATTCCAGTAAGTGATGACTCATATATTCGTATCGACCACGACGGTAAATTTAATTTCCAGTTCTATGGAGCACGCAATGTAAAGCGTGTTGCTTTGTATGATCGTGACTTCACTCTTATCGAGCACTATGTAATGCCGTCAGTGAGTAGTGGGAAAGTAATGACTGTTACCCCTGCAAATGGAGCTAAAAAGCCGACCCTCGCAGTTGAGCTTCCAAAAGTAACGGAAGCACCGGAGCCTCCGAAGAAGCGTAAGAGTACTTCCCGTTTAAAGATTGAGCTTGGTCAATAACTAGGACGTTCGGATGTATCCATAATTTCGGTTACATCCTCAATAGAAGCTAAGGGCCGATATTCATTACCAATACGACACTCAAATTCATACATCAATCGTTTCGTATTACGAGCGTGTACACCGATGTAGAAATAGTCATTCGGCTTGATATACATTTTGTCGAATGGATGTTCATGCCCAGTATTGGTATATAGGCGATAATCAACGTGGGCGTCAATAAAACGATTGCCCGAATCTTTTCGTATAAGTTCAACACTGATATAAGAATCACTTCCTAAATCAGGTAGCTTATCTATTTTGATGTCAGCCTCTGCATAATTTGGATCACTATCTGTGCCTTCAAAGTTTACAGTGGCATTCTCGAATTCAGGATAAGGAGACCCATTCGTAGCAACAAAAGTTGTATTCGTAGGGAAAACCTCAGCATTGCCAGCTCCGTCTGTATAACTAATTTCACAATATAGATGCTTTCCAAATATACCAATACCGACTGTAGTGAATGGTCCAGTTTCACCAAAAATTATAGTTCCAGGCTGAAATAGTGACGCAGCTGGATCGTCTCTGTAATACCATTGATAGTGAAAAACTCCGTCTCCCTGAGGATCTGAAGAGGTTTGATGTACATAAATCGTATCTCCAACAGATACAGATGGCGTTGGATAACTTGCGCCAGATACAACGTTACCAGTTCCTCCAGGAGCATCTTGCAACTCAAAAGTTGCTGTATCTACAGGAGATTGTCCTGAACCACTCCCTGGAGGATAAAAAGTTACCGTTCCTGTTGGAAGTTGATAATCCTCAATGTAGGCACAACTCCAGCCAACTTCAGAAAAACACTCAAGAACAATGTCGCCTTTTATTTTGCAATCAATTCTAAGGAAGTAATTCTCAACACCAAATAACCCAACTTCGTCTTTATAGTTAACTTTATATGGAATCACACTGACATCTAATTTGTCAGGTTTTTGCATTGATCCACCCTTGCTGTAATTAAGGGTCTTTGCTGAAGCGACTTGACTTGTATTTGTATTGTCACTAGCGGAGTATACTAAATTACTTTGGTTCCGTATTTGTTCAGTAACGTCCATGTGTCGCTAGATTCTTCATTCCTATTGTATTAAAGATATTCACTCACAGCTTCAGAACGTTCACGTAAGCATCGAAGAGCTTTATTCTCTAAAGTACGAACACGATCTCTACTCATATTTAAAATTTGACCGATTGCTGTCATAGACATAGGTTCCAACATCTCATCACCAATCCCGTAACGCATACACAGTACGGCTGCTTGCATTTCAGGCAGGGTGCCAATTAACTCCCGAATATCTTCTTTGATGTACTGCTGCTCCAACAAATTTTCAGGCAATTGGGTTTCATCTTCCAGTAGATCAATCAATGCTGTATCGCGATTTTCACCTATTTTAATTTCAAGTGATGTAGGCTGCTTAGCCTTACACATTAAATCTTTAATGTCATCTACACTAAATCCAAGGTAATCAGACAGTTCAAATACATTTGGAAGTTGACCGTTGATTTGACTTAATTCACGCTGGGCTTTCTTAAGTTTGTTGAGGTTCTCTGTAACATGGATTGGTAAGCGAATCGCCCTCGATTTTTCAGCGATTGCCCTAGTAATCCCTTGCCGTATCCACCAATAAGCGTAAGTAGAAAACTTATAACCACGAGTAGGGTCAAACTTCTCGACACCGCGAACGAGCCCGATCGTCCCCTCTTGGATGATGTCGAGGAGTTCCATGTTGCGCTTGGTATATTTCTTTGCGACAGAGACAACAAGACGAAGATTAGCGGTGACCATCTTGTCCTTTGCTTTTTCGCCATCTCGGAGTTGCCTCTTTAGATCTTTAAGTGGAATTCCAAGTACTTGAGCCAAATCAATATTGCGATTAATCTCAAGCTCTGTTTCAATTTTTTTAATTTCCATCAAACGTTGGACTTTACGTCCAAGCATGATTTCCTCTTCATGTTCAAGGAGAGGGATTCGTCCGATGTCTCTGAGATATGAACGAACAGAATCTCCTGAAACTTGTGTTTTTGGCATATAATAATTTCACCGATAATTAATTCTATCAGCCTAAATAAATTCTTGCAAATCGTGTACTTTCTCTTGGATTATCACCTGTTTCTAATGCCTCTACCGCCATAGCTTGGGCAGCATGCTCATTAAATCCCTTCTCTTTAAAGTTAGCTAGGTTCCTCTCGTACTGTTCTATTGAACTATCAAAATCTTCGCCGTGGGTTACCATTTCGGCTGCCATATGATTGGCAGCTTGATCTTCTAAGCCGTCTTTTTTAAGGTGCGACCAAATGGTTTGGAAGGCCTTAGGATTATGTTCGCAAGAACACTCTTGTCCAGCTTTTCTCACAGCATAAATACAGGTAACCTATATTAATTCTACTAAATATTAATTACTTTCTATGCTGTCTTCATGCGTTTGGCTTGTGCAATCATTTTTGCTACATCAGCACGTGGGTCACGTCCACCTTCTGGAACAGATGCAAGCTGATCACCTAATTTAGCTGTGTAATCACCCGCTCCATTTACCATCTGCATCATGGCAACATTACGTGAAAGCAAGTCCTGGGCAATGGCTTGAGAACTCAATGCATTTTCAGTAGCAATATTAAGCGCTTGGGTTGTCTCAAAACTTTGTCCAGCAGCTTCCGTAGCAACTCTTTCAACAGTCCTTACTGTATTCACAGCATCTTGGCTAGCTTTAGTTACCATGTTTTGGCCAACTTGATTCGTCGCTTGTGCAACTTGCACTTGAGTCTGAGCAGGAGCCTGTAGATTAGCGACAGTCCCCGAATCAACTATAGCCTGTTTACCTGCAGGGGTAGGGATGGCTGCCAAAGCATCTAAATTTTCAGGCATGTATTGCTGAATAGGTTGTGACTGTCTCATTGCTATTAATTCATCATTATTTATATTTTAAGGGATCCGTAATGGATCCCCTATTTGTCACAAGATCAGAGATCCTGAATCAGTGCTTTGGCCTGAAGAGCACCTTGAGGAGCCTGGGAAAGATACTGCCATGCGTTCTCAGGGGAGCTATCCATCATTTCACTGAAGGAACCCCAGAAGTCGTTGACTTGGTTTGCCTGGCGTCCAGGAGTAGGCATATCCATTCGAGGACGTTGGAAGTTCTGAGGAACGGTGTTCTGCTCTTGAGCTTGAATCTCAGCTTCAAACTGTGCACGAGCTTCTTGTTCTTGACGGACAGTAGTCTCATCAGCAGTTTCAGTCGGATACGGACCTTCAGGACCGAAGAACTGGTTTACGTAATCAGCCAAGACATCGGGGTTAGTCAGCATCAGGTTCATTACTGCACGCTCTTCGCCAGCGGCACCAAGAACATCAACCATGGAATTGTTGCGCTCAACCTGTTCGATTAGTGCATCTTCAACGGCACAAGCATAGGTGTTAAGCAGTTGAGGGGCCTCAGCTCCGAAGTGCTGAAGAACCTCAAGGCTTTCATCGCTTATTCCGCTTAGATACTGATCTTGAGCCTGACTTGCTCCGTACTGGGCGGCCTGCTCCACCAGTTGGTTGAGCTGTGAATCCGTATAACCCTGGGTTGAAACTTGGGGCTGCGAAGTCGGGGCTGCCTGTTGCTCCGTTGAAACCCAACTGGGCTGTGTTGCTGCCTGGGGCGTTGGGGTCGTCTGGTAGGCCGAGGGTGATACCGGGGCCTGGGAGGGGTTGGATGTATTCAGGCTTGCGCTTAGAGCCTGAAACGCCTGCTGCCATGGATTCCCCTGAGGTGCCGAAACCTGCTGGGCCTGGGCCGGTGCCTGGTAAGCCGGAATTTGCGGAGCCACCGGAGCCTGGGCCATTGATGCCTGGGAGGCTTGGGATTGGCTCATCACGTACTGATTGTCCACGCTCGGCACGGAGCTGGTCGGCATCGCTGAGCTGGCTTGGGGTGCTGCCGCTACTGCTTGGCTTGAATTGTCCACTGTAACTTAACTCCTTACGTAAGAAATCTAATGATCGGTATAAGAACCCTGTTAGATCAAGGCTCGGGTCAGATGCCAATGGTTTATCGGGCATCTGTGGATGTGGTAATTGATAGAAACTACCGAGTAATGATAAAAACTGATTTATACTACTTTGTGTCTGCTGGACCATTCTGAATGGGAATCCACTAAGCATGGCGGCCCTTTCTTCAACAGTCTTACCTGGGAACAGATACTTAAGTGCTTCAATAGAATCAACACCTAATTCTTGAAGGTTACGAACAACGATACTGTTATTCAGAACGTCATCTGTACTATCTTCAAAGACTTGACCCATCCAACGCCAATCGACTTTAGTGGATCCATCTGGAATTAATCCAGTGACACCGGGAGGTATATCACCTGTTTCTAGTCTATCACGAACCTGTTTATCACGTTTTATGGCAAATTCTTGGTACTTTTTCTTATAAGTCGAATAAGCTTTTTCGTATTGAGCCTCATTTTCAAATTCTTCAGGCAAGGGGAGAAGAGGTTCTTCAAGACCTAAAGCAACAGCGAAAGATTCTTGAAAGTTACGCTCTTCAATAAATATAATCTGACTAAGTAAACGACATAAACCATATGTAAACAAGGATCTAGCTTTTTTCTCAGCAGTTGCTGCAACACGTCCATACAGAGTTTTAATCTCATAAGCAGTTGCTGCGGTATTAATGTCGATATCATCAACGCCACCTAGAGCAAGCCTAATTTCAGAACGGTACTGTTTAACGTACAGATTCTGATCCCCTGAAACGCTGTCCGGCGTCATGTAACCAACACGGTCGGTTGGCTCTAAGTTGGCGATCACACGCGGAACCTTAATACCTCCGTCAATTCCAGAAGAACCAAACGGAGCACTAACACGAGTGCTTGCACGATTACCGACTCCACCTAACGGAACAAACCCTGCTTGAGAACTAATGGTAGGTCTAAACGTACTTTCATCACCACTATCAACAATGTCATGCTTAGGACGACTGGAGATAAGTGTGGGATTTCCAAAGAACTTCATGTTCTTACGGATGTTCCTTACAAGCTCATCATGGTAAAGAATCTGATGAGCTAACCAATTAAATTCTCCATTACCTGTTGCTTCACCAGTGCAGTCCATGTGATTGAAAACTTCGACTGCAGGGATGAAACCAAGACTATTAGTTAAAGTTTCAGTCTGCCCTGGCATCTTATATTGCAGGGAGGACATCTCATCAGAAAATTCGATTTTCTCATCAGAAATTGTTTGTTCAATACGATCCTTATAAACCTTTAGCTGAATCCATTTCTTTTTACCACTCTTCCCATTCATAGCAGGCATTGCTGAAAGAGCATTCCCTGCCTGTTTAATGTTGAATGAATAAACTAATACGAGTGACTCCAGCTCACCATTCTGGTCACGATAAGCACGATAACTATCTTGAGGGAAATAAAGAATTTGATACGACTCACGGTTAGGACGGAAATAGAACAGACCTTGCCCATCACATAAGAAGTAATCAACAATGCTTTCATACTTCATTTCAAGCATGTTGTCTTCTATAACCTTGGCTATGAATTCTCTCCTCTTGCCATAAGTATCTTGCTCAGCATAGAACTCAACTCCTCTACGAAGCATGAAGGTACGCATTTGTGCTAAATGCGAGGAAACAATCATGGTGTCTACAGAGAGATCACCACGACGCTCTTTGGCTGCTAGCAGTATTTGTTGAAACTCAGTACTGATAGATCTGCTATCCATCCGTTAATCCTCTCTTTAGTATTAGTCTATCTAAGAAATAAACTGAAGGTTAGGCGAAACTTCCATAGATCTCCTCAGTTTTATCTTCTTCTTTTTTAGGAAGATCGTACATTTGTATGCCCTTAAACCCAGTGAGGGCACTTGGTTGTGACTCAAGACGATTAAGCTCAGCCTTGTCCTCATATTTACCCGTAAGCTGATCCATACGAGCTTGAGCTGTTTCGTAATCTACCATGGCTAAATTATCAGCATAATTACGCTTCAAGTTGTACAGAGCATCAGAGTACTCATCAGCTGAACCTTTCATTCCATCCATATACGTGGCAAGGAATTTTTGAGTTGCAGCTGGAGAGTCAGATGGCTTGTAAAAGCCAGCCATTGTGGCATCACTGTAATCGCCTGAATAATCAGCCTTAGCTTTGTAACTAGCTTGAGGTGCATAGATATTTGTACTCTTGTCAGTACTACTATTATCTCTGTAATCATAATTATTATTTTCTCTAGAATCATTATTGCTATTAGCTACGATCTTGGTGAAATTACGATCATCACCTTCAAACACTCTGCTGTTATCAATAGTTGTTGATTGATTGAATGAGCCTTGAATACCTGTATTGACAGCATTGTTTTTACCTTTAACTTTTGCTTCTCCGGTTGCAATGTCGCCTACATTAATACCTTGAGTAGGTGAATTGTTGCCACCACCCGGACGAGGAGCAACTACTTGAGGAGGCTTAGTATCAACTGGAGCCTTTGCTGTTTCTTTACGTTTTTGCTTTTCATCGTAGGCAGCGACCTGACTTGCATACTTACTAAGCCGTCTTTCCGCAGCATCTCCATAACCAGCAGCTTGGACGCTAGAGACATCATCTTTTTCAAACCCACGTGTAAGACCTCTGCCAAAATCTACAAGCGCTCTCTTGGTCTCAATCTTATCCGCTTTTTTTGCATCTTTTGCCAGATTTTCTTGATATAGACGTTTAAAATCTAGGGCACTGACTTTATTTCTAGCCTCACCTACTTTATCGCCTACACCAGATGCGGCTCCACCTGCGCCACTCATCCGCGAATTTCCGCTAGTAACAAACTGATCAAAATTACCATCTTCAACTTTATAGTTGACCATCTCACCATCACGGAATCTAGTCTGAGCTTCTCCTCTAGCTTTATGCTCTGCTTCTGCCTGATCTCCGTAATTTGCTTTCATCCTCGCCTGATATGAATCAGGCATCTTATTAAACTGTCTACCGAATATTTGTTTAGCCATTAGTTGAACTATAAGTCGAAACTATCACTATTGTAATCAATTTGTAGAGCGCCTCTTCTTAGTAAGCCACCCATAGTTAAGACCATTGAATCTACAGTATCATCGTGAGATGAATGTCCAAAGTTAAGCAACTCTTCTTCTAATACATCCCACTTACGCCACTTATTCCAAATTACTTTTTTATGCTCATATAAGCCAAGTACTCCTCTAAGTCTTGCAAGCTTATCACCTTTAAAACCTTTAACGGGTGACACACTTAGGTTATGTAAAGCACGCTGCTCATGCATGATTCGTTTAAAATCACCTTCAAAAGAATTTTGATAAGCAACAGCTTCAGGCCAAATAACGCACGGAGACATGGTAGGGAAATACTGCTCTTCATCGTTTTCCATAAGTATGTTCCAGTCAGCAAGCATCTGACATAACAGATCCATCTTCTCTAGGTTGCCCATTGTCCGTGCACGTCTCTGATCAATTAAATAAATCTTGCCTTCCTTAATTCCACCCAACGTCATTACAGTCCAATCATTCTTCTCACGTAAGCCCGCACTAAGGTCAATACCAACGCCAATGCAGTCATAGTCATCAGGTATTTTGTCTTTGATGATCAATTCTGGTGAAATTCCGACGTCTGTAGATTTAACAGCTGTATTTAAATACTGATATGCAAATGCAACACGATCTTCTAATTTACGTTCATTCAAATATTTCATTGACCAGAAGTCAGGCCAATAAGAACGCTGCTTACCTTCTGAATCAGTAATGACTGCTTTCTGTACTATCTGCTTCCAATTGTTCTTGGGGACAAAGAGTGTCGCGTGAATATCGTCAAAGTGGAAGCGGGTGCCCAAACAGATAGCCCGTGCACCTTGGAACATTGTTGGTGCGATAACATTAGACCATGTCTGTTCCATTTCACGGCGAATGTCCGGGTTATTGATGGAGGCGGCAGATTTGATAGGGTCATCAATAAGCACCAGCTGTGATCGTTTAGAGGTGATCGCACCTTTGAGACCACCACACGCAATTGTAAAAGCTTCTTCACCTGCTGTATCAATTCCCGCAAATTCATAATCAATACTCCAATACTCATCACTTCGTTTAATCTTTGATAAGCGAACAGTTGGAAAAATTTCCCTGTATTTCGCACTACTCAGTATACCTTTAATTGTTGCTGATTTTGCACGACTAATGTCTACCATATACGCAATGTACAAGATCCGCAGCATTTTCTTGGCAAGCGCATGTCGTCCAATCATCCAGGCAGCGAACAAACCAAGGACAGTGGACTTCGCAGAACCTCGGGGTGCGAGGATCGATGTGTTTGGTCCGGCGATTCCTAATAGACATTCACTATCTTTTCCAGTACATAACTCCGCATGCCACTCCAGCATATGAGTTGCAGGGGGTTTACCCATTGATTTACAGAAGTCTTGGAAATTATCTCTAGCTCTTAATACTTCTTCGCTCGGAGCCTTTACAGTTAACTTCGAAGCTGTCATAAGAGCAGACCTTCGATAAGCTAATGAAGCGCTCGATATTGCCATATGTTGACCTTTATATACAGTTTAACTGAAATATACTAGCGACGTTTAATTGGTCTTTGTTTAGCAGCTCTATCCAAAGCTTTATCAAGTCTTTTCTGCGCTATTTCTCTAGCTTTTGCTCTAGCTCTATCTTCTTCATAAACTATACCCATCTCAAGTGCTAACTTAGCTGCATCCTCCATTCTACCTTTGCCGCCTAAATCGACAACTGGCATAGGTGGTAATGCTTTAGCTAATGTACCTTGTAGCCTCAATCCAGATATACCGGAATCAACAATTGCAGGTAACTCCTTAAGAGATGGACGTTCCATCAATTCACCTCACTATAGATCTTTGCCCAAACGGCATTCATAGCGTTATCAATAGGTTCAGAAAGATGTGGATCATCTTTAAAGATTGCGGTCATCTCTCGCATGACACGATCAGCTCCAGCAAGGATGAGACCACGCTTATCTGTAGTTCTATTCATCTTGTCAGACGTTTCAATATGAGAACGCAATTCTTTTTCAAGCGATGCAAGGCGAGCCGCACCATCTGAACCTTTGATCTCTCCTGAAGTAATGGCCATTCGTAAGTCCTGTATATCGGAATGGAGAGCAGCAATCTCGCTATTAAGTATTTCACGACGGTTGAGCTTTTTGAATTTCATTTTAACCCAACGGGCCATATCATTAAACGTACCGGGATACTTTAAGATTCCCGCATATACCCAAATTTCAATAATGGAAGGAGTTACCTCAGCAAATTCTCTGAACTCTTCTGACTCAGAAGCTGGAAGTGTATCCAACCATTGATCAACGTAGGTAGTATATATCTTGCCGGTCTTAGATGTAGTAGTCATCAGAATGCACGGGCAAGACGATTAGATCTTTTCGATTGACGATTCTCTTTTCTAGCATCAATTTTATCTGTGTAGTCGATTGTGCGACGAGTTTCCTTACCTCTGGTTTCTTCGTTTAATCGCTCTTGGAAACCTTCTGCACCAGCCTTACGAACGTCTCTATCGCTACGCACTCTTTCAAGCTGACGATTCTCATCACCTGTAACTCTAGTTAAACGTCTATTCTCTTTACCTTCAGTTTCCGTTTGTAGACGATTTTGAAAACCCCTAGCAGCTACTCCTAAACGGTCTTGAACACCTTCAGTTTCTCTAAGCTTTCTATCCTCTTTACCTTGGGTTATTGATTGTAAGCGATTTTGAAAACCCGTAGCACCTATTCTTAAACGGTCTTGAATACCTTCAGCTTCTGCCTGTTTTCTATTTTCAAGACCTTGAACTTTAGTAGTTTGACGAGTTTGATCACCAGTTGCTGCAACACCTCTTACGTACTGATCACCCTGAGCTTGAGTCTGTCTAACATCTCTGTCTGATCTAGCCATTTCAAGCATTCGATCTTGCTCACCTCTTACAACTGTCTGCCTATTATTTGCATCAGCTGTAGCATAAATATTTTTACGGCTTTGCTCGCCGGTAGCTGCTAATGCTCCTAATCCACGCTGGTAATCTTGATTAGCAAACCGATTTTGTATGTCGGCACTGTAAGACATCATGTCTTTGCCATACATCGACTGCTCATATCTATCTCTAGACTTATCATTCGCATTAAGCAGTGTGGAAAAACTCATCATATCCCCTGCTCGTGTCAGGGCTCTATCAGCATCACGATTGGCGATATTAGACATAAATTCAGTATTAAGCCACGCAGCGCCCAGAGCATTTCTAGCTGGCCCAGTACCTTCATTAGTATTATTGGCAAAGTTGGTGCCGGTGTTGGCAAATAGATTATTAAAAATATCATTATAAGCCTGGTTACCCATTCTCATACTGTCATATAGACGATCCTCACCTTGCCTATTGTTAGGCTTACCATCTTTATTGACATCTACATCGCGTTTTGCATCAGGGCTCCATCCCTGAGGGGCAGATTGATAATTAGCGCCATATCCATCTAAAGCCATGGATTATAAACCTGTAAGACTAATCTTATTGTATCTAACTACAATAGACATAGGAAATGCAGAAAATCAATGAGCGCAATTAATGCTGGACTTGCAACACTTAGAGGGTCTAATGCAATCTTGAACTCCACCCAAAAAGGCATGCCTGATCTCACGGGGCTTGCAATTTTATCGCAAGACTTAAGAAATTTAGAAAATACAGCTACAAAAAAAGTTAATCAGGAAGCATGGAATAGAAAGCTAACAAATGATCTAGCTGTTAAGAAAATAGATATGCAAAAAGATTTAGATAAATGGGTAAAAAAGAAATATGAGCCAGTGCAAAAACATGCTGGTATTCTTGCTGGTGTACAAGGTCTTGCATCAACTGCGCTTGTTCACAGTGAAGGGGAACGCCTGAAGAAACAAGCTGAAATACTCAATAATGAAAGAAAAGGTTATATGGATGAGTTTGTAAAAATGTACTGGAAAGGTGACGCCCGTACAGGTAGCATGATTGACTTGTTGAAGGACAGACTGGATCAACTAAAAGAAAAGAATGCTAAAGGACCACAAACCTATTCAGTACCAAATACTACTAGCACTCCTTCTACAAGTACCCCAAATTCATCTACAAATTCAAGTACATTAAAGCTAACTGGTGCTAATAAAAAAATTGCAGACTATGTAAGACAATACGAAAGTGGTGACTTGGGTTTTGACGCTATGAACCAAGGCACCGACGCTGCAGGTAACATCGTTGGTTCTGGTGCTTTTTCTAAAATCTTAGGTGGTGGAACTCCGCTTACTTCATTATCACTTCAACAGGTTTTTGATAAGCAGGCTGGCTATGACGATCGAACAATCTCTGACGCAGAATGGAGAAAACGTGGCGGCTTACACGCTGCAGGTGCATATCAATTTATTGGACCTACTCTTAAAGAAGAAGTAAGGCTTATGGGCCTCCCTCTAGATACTAAGTTCACTCCAGAGGTACAAGCAAAGATCTTCCTGAGTCACGTAAAACGTACAGGAAACCTTGGTGCGTGGGAAGGGGTTAAGAACCGAGCGGATCGAGCAGAAATGGAGCAGCTTATCCCTCAGATCGATCTCGAAAACTTATAAGTATCAGAGAGTGTAGTAAGAGCGAGGTGGTAGTGAACGAGTCGCATCTGCCACGCCTTTCAAACCTTGCATAAGGGTGCCGATAGTCTGCATTTTATTTCTATGGTTAATATTCAGTTGTTCCATATCTAGACGTCTACCTTCCATCTGCATTTGCATTTGACCTAACCTAAATCTATCTTGAGCTGCCTCTCTATTATGTGTTGCATTAAGTAGGGCAATTTCCTTGTTATCAGCTCTTACTAAATTTGCCTGATGAGTCTGTTGACCTAATATATTCAGAGCTTGTGTATTATCAAGATTTTTCAAAGTTATCTCATGGGAGCGCCCTTTATCAGCCTCTATGCCTTGCCTTTCAATCAACTCTTTAGCCCAATTCTTAGGCTCATCTTTTTGTTCTTTTATTGCAACTCGCAGTGCATTTTGAAATTGTGCTGGATCTTTAAAACCTGTTGTATCTACGCCATAGTTATTTTGCAAGTTACTTGCGAGGCCAGTCAAGCCAGCATACCTATTAATTGCTTGGTTATATGATGCCAGGGATTGATCGTCACCTAGCGTTGGCATCAATGAAGGATCTAGACTTAAAGAATCTGCAATAAGTCTTGTTGAATCAAGAAGACCTTTCTCACCTACAGCTTTATTAATACGTTTATCGCTCCTTGCCTGACCAAGTCTTTCAAAATCTCCCTGCTTTCTATTGTAAACCCAATCAAAGAATTTTTCACCGAGACCAGATCGGTCAACCTTTTTACCTTTCTCAGCAGTTCGATCAAAAGTCTCATTATCTAACTGCTGCTCAACTGTCTGACCAAACCAACTAGGAGCAAGCAAAGGTGTAGCTACAGTAGCTGCGCCTCCAGTAAGTAAACCGCCTTTAAGAAGTAATGGAGTTAGAAACTGTGCGGGCATTATGCTAATCCTCTCTGCTGTAGTAATGCGATTGCTTCCTCTATTTTACGCTCTTCAGCAGACTTACCTCCGCCGATTAAATACTGAAGTGCATCACTAGCTGCTTTACCGATAGATGCACCACCTGCGACAAGTAAAGGATTGCCCATACCGAGTACTCCACCAATTGTTCCGCCGATTCCCATAGCAGTTGCGTCCATCGCTTTGTTGGCAAGGCTGTCTTGACCTAACACGATGTCACCTACATCTCCTACGGCACCAATAGCGCCGAGCACTGGGATGGCACGTCCTGCAAATCTTGCAACACCTGTTCCAGCTGCTTTAGTCAAAAGACCGCCACCTTTACCTAAGGGGACACGTCCGATGATGTCATCAAGCAATCCACCTGCATCTAAAGCACGGTTCGCATCATCTGCCATTGCAGCGAGCTTTACAACTGGCTTAGACCTAACTAAATCAGTACCGATGTCTACGACACTTGGTTTAGATAAAACATTTGCTTTACCTAAGAAATTATTCATCGCTGCAGCATCCTTACTCTTAAGGATTTCAAGTGCACGCGCCAGTACACGATCATTGTGAGTTTGGCTAGTTAAAGATGGAAGTGAAATCATTTGTCTTAGTAAATTAATTAACCGAAAAGGCCGCCGATGAATTTACCAATTCCTCCGCCAGCAGTTGCTCCTAAAGCTGTACCAACTCCAGGGAATACTGATCCGGCAATAGCGCCACCTACAGTACCAATTGTACTTCCCCAGTTACTTGCATTTTGCTTATCAACGTCATCTTGTAAATTACTCTTAATTTCATCTCTGCGCTTTTCTAATTGCTCTTTTATGCTATTTGCTGTAGCAACCTGAGCTTTAGCAAATGCATTATCAAGGATAGTCTGAGCGTTATATTTAGCTCTTGAGGCAGCAGCTTCACCTATAAGCTTGTCAGTATCAATATTACCCTGATAAGCTCTATTGAAGCCAGCAAAGTTCTGAAAAGTTTCCTCAGCTATCCTTCCAAGATTTTCATTTCCAGTAGGATTAGGCAGCATAGGAGGTGGCTCAAATCCTTTGCCAAAATCAAAATTGAAACCACTCGCCCGAAAAGCCATATTACGCAATGCCTAATATATCAATTTTAACTAAATCTATTACTTAAAAATCATAACTACCAAACGTATTTGCATCAACAGGCATATCAGTACTCCATTCCACAAAATTTCCAGGTTCAGATAACCAGTTTGCTTTTTCTACAGGTGCGCCCATAGCTATTGCATCAGTAGAACTAAAGTCATTTGTATTATCTGCCATAAACCCAAGGCCCTCATTACCGCCAAACTTCATGCCGCCAAACAATCCAACACCAGCATTTACTAGTTGATTGATGCCACCCGATAGGCCTACAGACTCTTGCCCTTTTTGATAAAAATCTTGAAGACCGCTGATATCTCCAGATAATTCTCTGAGATTATTTGTAAGATTATTATTTAATAGATATGTACTGGCACGCTGCTTTGCAAGGTCAACCATGTCTTTATTGCCAGATGCAGCAGAGGCCAGTTTCTCTACATCACTGTTTAAATAAGCACGTGGTGAAAATGAAGCCATAATTTAATTTAGATACTGTTCTGCATTTGATCCATGTAATTCATTTTCAACAGAATTACGTCTACGTCGCTCTTGTTCAATTATATTACCTGTAACTTGACCTGTGACTAATCCTGTCATACCACCAGCAAGTCCACCAATAGCTGCTCTGTTTGTACGTTGTCCATAACGAGCACCAGCCACTCCACCTGCTAAAGCTGAAAGATATGGAACTACTCCTGTAGTGACTGGCAGGCTGCGTCCAAGGAACTGAACCTCTGGGCCATGGATCCCTTCAGTGGTTGCTTTGATTGCTCCACCAGGCAGGGTGATATCCCCATCGGTTGGATCGAGGTCAACGTTCTTGTCGTACTTGAAAGCTTGATATCTGTTGTACTCGTCACGGCTGACGTCAGGGCGGACTTGGCTGAACTCGCTATAGGGGAGCAGCTGGCCTGTCTGACCCATGATGTACTTAAGACCAATCTCTCCAAGCATGTTGGAAGTGACAGATGGATCTTCCTCAGAAGGCAGTGCGGCCTTATAACCCTCAGCACCACCAAAGGGCGTCAGTAGCCCTAGACCACTGTTAATCGCAATGCCTGTAGGGATGGCAAGAGACTGCACCATGCCTGGGCTGTAGTTGCGTTTGACCAGCTCACCAGTGCCATCATCAAAGCTGTATCCCCTAGAGGGGGTAAGGCGGTCATCGATTTGCTTAGCGATGCCGCGAGCAAGCATCTCCTCAACATCCTTGGGGTTTCCTCTCTCTAGGTTCCTTGGCTCTTTAGGTTTGCCAGCCTCCTTAACGAAAGATCGCTTGCTCTGTACTGGTGACTTCTCGTATAGCTGCGGTACTGCCTTGGCTAGGGCCGATTCGTTGATGACCTCACCTGTGGCTTGTAAGGCGTTAAGCAGCCAGTAGATCCCACGTGAGGTGTCCTGGGTTAGGTCGTTAGCAGCACTACCTAGGAACTGACCAGTCTTGTGAGCAGTAGACCCACGCAATCCCATATCCCTCTCATTCAGGGCTTGGGTAGTTGCAGGATCGAGTTTCCCTAAAGCTTCTCTAAGTCGATAGATACCCTGATGGGTATTCATCATATTTGTGGCCTTAGGAGCTTCATCAGTAAGACCCTGAAGATTACGGGTCCGGTAGTACATGCGTGTACTGTCGTCCTTACCTAACTCGTAGTCGGCTTTAAATCCTTGACCAATATCGCTAAGGATTTGTCGAATTTGCTCTTGTCGAGAAGCCATTAGCCAATGTTATTTGGATTAACGAGATACTGCTGAGCACTGCTAGGAAGTAAACCAAGTTCTGCAAGAAGCTGTGCTTGGACTTGCTCTTTAAATTGATCTTGCTGTTTTTCTCCCATACTTTCATAAGCAGTTTGACCTTTACCGCCTCTGAGGCGATCGTACCCACGGATGAGTTGCTCAGCTCCAGCACGACCTACTACATCACCACCAATGGATCCAACCATATCAAGAATGGTTCCAAGTGATCGATTTTTACCTGCCAGACGACTTAACGCTAAACCTCCTCCAAATCCCCCAGTAAAAGATCCAAGTCCTGATAAACCTTTTTCTACAGGATCTCCGGGATTCAAATAAGTTTCTAATCCAGCAAACATTAGATCAGGAAGCGCTCTTTCAGCTAAAATCATTTTTTGCTTATTAGGCATAGAAGTGAGGTACTTCAATGCCATTCGCCCACCTTTATTTATTAGCCCTAACATGATTAAGCAACGCTCCCATCATTTATAATTATAGGTCCAAATTCCTGCCCAACCTTTGAACCGTTTTGGAATCTATTGACCCAATCGTCGATTTTGAAGGCAAGGTCTGGGTCAACCTGCGTTTGATAATTAATGCCTCTTTCCTTAGCTTGTGAGCGGTATTTAAAATTAGCTAGTTCAGAATCATTAGGCCGAGGTTTATTTACTTTATTTTCGGTATAAGCGCCTGGGTGATCGTTGTTCTTAGTGCTCCCTTCTGCTACTGAACCACGCGGGAAATATTTTCCAAAGTCATTTTTCATGATCAAGCCCTCCGGTTAATAGGTGAACGACGTGCGGTTGGCGGAAGACCAGCAATGATGTCACTCATCTGAGATGCCCGACGACTTGTGTCTTTGTCAGCCCGTCTTTGTACTGCCTGTGCATTAACAATATTACTTTCAAGATTGAAAGTGTTGCCCCTTTCTACTGCCTGTTGCGTAAGGAAGTTCCTAATACCCTCAGGGCTTGTCTGGACCATGGCGTTTGGCCTGAACTCAGGAGAACCTTCTGCGTAACGAGTCCTGTTGTACACTTGACCACTAAGAAGGGTAGATAACGGAGCTTGTTTCTGAGTAGGTCTATTTGCATCTAAAGCAACGACCGCTTCAGTTGTAGGCTTGTTAGTAGTTGGGATACTCTTGATAGCAGTTTTAAGATCTCGACCCGTTTTCCTACTTCTAGTGCCGTACCGCATGGTTTCAAAGGAAATACCACGTGGATCAATCATTGGCTCAGTTGCCCCTGTCATCAAGCCACCATCACGGTTAATGTTTTCTCCCTGCATAGCAGGTCCAACCTTAGTCATCCGTGAAAGGTAAATACCTGTGGGATTTTCGTTGACAGAGGATCTAGAAGCAGTATCTAATTGATACATGGCGTTTGCAAGTCTTTGCTGCTGGAATTGATCAACTCCCATTTCAAACATTGCCGAGCCAACGCGATCATCACCAGCACTTATTTGCTTAGGAGGTTGAACTGAGTAATCAAGCTTGACATTAGGTCTCTCTGACTCGGTTCTTACTCTCTGAACTGTATTAATTAAACGTTGAAGCTCACCAACACTCCTTACATCGGTTTTACGAGCACCTTGCATCTGATTTCTGCGTAAGTAATCATTAAACTTGTTAACGATAGACGATGTTTCTACACCAATATCCACCTGAGGATAAATTCCCTGACTATTTGCCTGATATAGGTTATCTGCAATGTATTCCCTTACAGAACGTGGACCTTTCGGGCGAGGACCAGGCTCTGGACCTTGAATTGCTACAGGATTACCAGCATCATCTAAATAAATACCGTCAGAACGCTGAGTTACTTGAGTTCTAACGGCTTCATCGGCAGGCATCACTTTCTGAACCATGGCAGGCTCTGATGTTTTGCCCAAACTACGGATCTCACCAATTCTTCCGATAGCTTCATCAGCAAGAGCGGCTTGACCTCCGGTTAAGAAGCCTTCACGGGCGATATTCTGCGTTTCACGGAATACATTCTCATCAGAGAAGCGTTTCGCCCCTTCAGGCAGCAATTCTTGCAGTAATTGAGTAGCTTGAGCCCTAGATAGCGGACGGCCAGCCTCTTGTTGTGCAATGGCAATAGCACGAAGGTTTTCAATCGCCTTTGCTTCGCGCATTTGCCGGTCTTGACCAACTAATGCCCTACCAACCCTGGCATCTTGCGCTCTTTCTGGTACCAAATTCTCTCTCAGTGCATCTCTTGCAGTTTTTGCTTCAAGATCTACAGCTGATCCACCTAATGCAAGGGCAATTCTGTCTATAGCACTGGTTTTTGGCCTCTCAATTTCGGATTCAAGCGCTGTTAAGGCGTCAACAAGCGCAGATTTGGGGGCATTTGCACCTTCATAGCCCAATGGTTCCTCAACATCCCTCTGTATTCCAAAGAGTTTGCCGGTTTTTCTGTTTCTCTTGGTTTCAACAGTGGGTACTAGTCCAGTTTCAATAGGTTTCTGGTCCGTTAATTGCTCTCTAACAACCAAGCCGGTCTCTGGATCCTGGGTAAAACCTCTATCGTCTGCTCTATAAGTCTGAATATCGTCTTGCATCTGCCCGAATGCACGAGCTTGTTCGTTCTTGTCAAGATATTTTGTGTCGTCAGCGTAAGAGGGGTCTGAAATTGCATTGCCCGATTGGATAATTTCACGAGCAATGTCTTCTTTAGTGAGAGTCTCGTCTGCCCTCTTTTGCCTTCTGTAAGTCCGAGAAGCAGTTGCAATAGTCTCAGCCTCTGTCAAACCAAGCTTTGAACCAGCTTCAATCATTGCTGCTTTTAATTGAGCACCTATAATTAATGCCTGATTACTTTCTAAAGTCACTATTAATACTGCAATAACCTATAACTATTGTAGATAATTAAAA